AATGATACCGTACCGTAGGAAGGGTGATCTGGACTTCGCTCCTACACCACCAGCACCTACTGGTTCAATTGAAATGGAAAGAACTATGGAAGCACAAGCGGATAGGCTATGTGGATTGGATGAAACATCCGGCATTAGCCAAGTACGCAAGCAGTTCTTAGTTGATAAGTACCTGCAGCACAGTGCTGAGGTAATCAAGATGTGCTACAAGTGCTTCCAGCGCTTTGGTCCTGATTCAGTATTCTTTAGAGTAACTGGCTCACCTGATCCAGTAGCCTTCAATAAGGGTGATCCAAATGAGAACTTTGATATCGTAATAAGTTACGATGTACTGAACTCTGATCCGGAGACACAGCAAAGTAAGTTACAGCAAATGGTTGCTCTTACTCAGCTTGACAGAAGCGGACGAATTAATATCAATAACCTGTTGGACATAGCTGCGTTCACAGTTGATCCAGTTCTAGCAGATAATATATTACAACCCATAGAAGCAGGACAAGAACAAGTCGTTCAGCAGGTTACTGATGATTTATCCAAGATATATGCGGGCATTGAGATGCCAGCTCGCCCGAATGGAGCGCAGATCGCTATGCAGGTTATTCAGCAATACGGCTCTCAGCCTGATGTTGCTGAGCGCTTGCAAGTCGATGAAGCCTTCAGAGCAAGGCTTGAGAAGTACGCTGGTCAGTACACCTTCCAAATGCAGCAAGCACAGAACGCTCAGATTGGTAGAGTCGGAACTGACCCAGCCCAAATGGGTAACATCCAGATGCAGGGCATTTAGTATGGACACAGCTAATATGACTCCTAGTCAATTTGCAAGTAAAAGGGCTAAGGAGATTGAGAGGATAAATAAGAATAACCTAATAAATGAAGTAGGTCGTACTATACAGAAATACTTTGGTACTAAGAACCCTTTCGTGGCTACTGCTATGCTGGGTAACATAGATGTAGAAACTGGCGGTAGCTTTGACTTCAAGCAAAAGCAATACGAGGGCGGTCCAGGCATAGGATTATTTCAATTCGATTTTCATAAGAAAAATTACAGGGATTACTTGAAGGATAAAAAACTTAAAGATAGTATTGATTCACAGGTTCGGTACGTTCACGATAATATTTATGGGGATCAGCAAAAGTTTCTTGGTGAAGGCAATGCAAAAAAACTTAGGGCTGTATTTGAGACAGATGATCCAATAGCTATTTCTGATATGTTTGAAAAAAAATTCTTGCGACCTAACCCAGAAAAGGCGCATAGTGATAGAAGAAGGGAAGCAAGTAGAATGTATTCCTTAGCATTTATACCAGCTAAATAAATAATGAGCCTACAAGAAGATTTAAAAGCATTAAGTAATCACGAGCACTTCGCCCGTTTTTTACAAGTCATCAGTGACCTAAGAGAAGAAACCATTGAGGAACTTCATAACGCTGATTCAGATAAGATACAACAAATCAGCGGAAGGATCTTGACATACGATCAGATCCTGCAAATGTCAGATTGGAGAACGATAAGAAGGAGATTCTCGGATCAACTTTAGTTCTTATGTAGTATAATTATTGTTTGTAAAGGGGTCAAGGCATTAGCCTTGGCCTCTTTTTTTTGGTATTGCTACTTATTGTATAATAAAAGCATCGCGTCCGCTCAGCGTTAAGGAGTGCAAAATTATGTCAGAAGAAATCATTACGGAAACCGTCCAATCCGAAACAGAGACGAAACAGTCAAATATGTCAGCAGCGGAGTTCACAGCCCGTCGCTTGGGGCAACTTACCGGAAGCCCAAAAGTTGAAGCAACTAAAGAAGAACAGGAAGAAACCACTGACGAGAGTACAGAGGAAGTAAGCCAAGAACCAGAGGTTGCTGAACAACCCTCGGAAGAGAAATCAGAAGAGGACGTTCTTTCACAATATAATCTTGATGAGATGTCCGAAGATGACCTCAAGGAGCTATCCGAGAAGTTAGGAAGCAGGGCCGTAGCACGGTTCGGTGAACTAACAGCCAAGCGCAAAGCCGCTGAGGAGCAACTCCAGAAGTTACAGGAAGAATTAAACAAGAAGAATCCGTTAGAGACTCAAACAGTAGCCAACAATCCATATGAATCCATTGATTCATTGGAGGGACTCCAAGAGAAGGCTAAAGAAGTAACAGAAGTAATTGAGTGGGCAGAGGATACATTGTTTAATTCGGATGGTTACGGTCCAGAAGATGTCGTTACAGAGGTGGAGGGCAAGGAGCTTACAAAAGCAGATGTCCGCAAAAGCCTACTGAATGCTCGCAAAGCAAGGGATCGATTCCTGCCAGCGCAACTTAAAGAAATACAAAAAGTTGCTAAGGCATCGCAGTTAAAAACTGCATTCGATACTCGCGCCAAGGAGGAACTATCCTGGTTGGATGGTGAAGATAACGACACGAGGAAGAAATACGAGGCAATGGTAGGCGACACTAGATTCCAGGATCTAATGACTAAAGCTGACCCGGACGTAGCTGCTCAGATGAATTACATCATAGCGCACGCTGCTAACAGCTTGTACGAACGTACACCTATAGCAGATAGTCCTACATCACCGAAGTTAAATCCTCCTAAAACAGGAATAACTTCCGCATCCCAATCAGAGAAACCAGTGAAAAAGTCAGCTAAGGCGCTTAAAGATCTTAGCCAACGTTTTAAGACATCAGGTAACAAGAATGATTTCATTACTCTCAGAACCTTACAACTTAAAAATCGTTAATTATTATATCCTATGTCATTCTCAGACACATTCGACCCCTCTGCACCTGCAGCGGTAACAGGTACTGGATCAGCGGTTTCTAACAGAGAAGATTTGACAGATGTTTTGTCCATTCTTGCTCCTGAAGAAACTCCTATCCTTTCCTCCGCTCAGAAAAGTGGGGCTTCATCTACGTTTGTTGAGTGGAGCGTTGATAAGTTAGACACCCCAAGCACCTCTGGTGTTTCGGAAGGTGCTGACGTAACAGCCTTTACTGACAAATTCGCAAGCCGTGCTCGTCTCGGTAATTACGTACAAAAATTCCGCAGGGACTTTATGGTATCCGACCTCCAAGAGGCTGTTGATTCCGTTGGTCCAGCAAAGGTTGCTCAAGCTGAAGCTAAAGCAATCCGCGAACTAAAACGTGATATCGAAGCGACTATCTCAAGCAACAATGTTAAAGCTGCCGAAAACGGTGCAGGTACTCCTTATACCCTACAGGGTCTAGGCAAGTGGCTTGCTACTGGCGCAACTGGAGACATTGCTGTTGATACAGATATTCCTTCTGACTTCCGCACTGCTGCTGGTAACAATCATACTGATGGTAACTTCACAGAAACTAGCTTCAATGATCAAATTAGCTCAATCTTCCGCCAGACTGGTAATGTTGACAATCTTGTTCTCGTTGCTGACACTAACTTACGTCGCGACATCTCTGATTTCGCTCGTATTGGTGTAGGAAATGACGTTCGTGACTTCAACTTCAATGGTGAAGGAACAAGCATCAAGCTATCTGTTGAACTCTATCAATCCGATCACGGCATCGTATCCATCGTTAATGCTAACCCATCCGCCTTCTCAGCTGCAAGCATCGCTCGCACTACTACAGGTGACGCAGGTTATCTCATTAACCCTGAGTACGTTGGCATTCACGAACTTATCCCAATGGGAAGCACACGTTTACCAAATCTTGGTGGCGGTGAGCGCGGGTTCGTTGATTGCGCTCTAACACTTGGAGTCTATCACCCACAAGCTCACGGTAAGATTACCGATCTTGACTAATTAGAAGGTAAAATACTATGGCTAAATTAACTGTAAACGAAGCATCTGGTGATTTCACTCACGTTCTCGTGCTTACTGCTCAAGACATCATTGAGTCCGGCAACAGCCAAACCATCTGGGGATCAATCCCAGTAGGCGGAGCTGTTGACGTTGCTTGTGCTGTTGAATCAGTAGCAATTACTGGAGCAACTGACCTTACTCTTGAGGTTGGTACAGGCACTGACGATGATACGCTTATTGACAGCTTTGACGTTGATGGTACTGACGGCACACCGAAGTACAACACCGGCACAAGCTTTGTTCAAGCTTCAGGTAACACCACTATTGCTGGTGGAGCTGAACCAGTAGGCGAAGCAGCTGCAGCGCAAAACCTCATCTACAAAATTGGCGGAACTACTGCTAATACAACTGCAGGTGAGATTATTATCGCTGTTCGCGTGTTTGATCCACTACGCTTCTCACGAGGCTAAATAATTCTGGTTGGGGGAGCCAATGCTCCCCCTTCCTTTTTTATTATGGATATTATTACAAAATTACCTCGTTATTCGGACGGTGAAATTGATCGTGCTTTTATGCGCGAGATTCAGCGCGGATTCGAGATAGAAAAAAGAACAGAGAAGGATCGCGTAGCACAAGCTCGCAAGGAAGCCAAACAAGAACAAGGCAAGACGCACCCAGTCCTAGGTAAGTGCGTAGCTACTATGCCGTCTCGTGAGTTCTTTAGGCTTACACAAAAATATGGACACAAGGAGGTGCACTCCAAAAAATTTCTTCAGTATTACAATAAAAAATTCACTGACCTTAGCCCAAATAAAGCCTAATGCAAGAGAGGGATTATAAAGACTTATTTGTTTTAATCAAAGCGCTAGCTGGTGTTAATACATTCCAAAATGCGGAGGCTGTACGAGTAGGTAACTTAATTAACCGTCGTTACAGCCAGGCTTATAATACTAGCCCCTCTTGGCCACGTTACCTTATTAGTTCAGAGGCAAGGGATATTAATGCTTATACATTATCCGGTGCTACTGCTAGTACAAGTACAACAGTAAATCAGAACTACAAGTTACTTGGTCAAAGTACTGGTACTAATACCAAGGCTGGCACAAACGTGTACGAAGGTATTACTACATCAGGTGTAATAATTTACAAAAATACTTCTGATGCTTGGGTAGTAGCTACTAGTGGTGCAACAACAGTAGAATCAGGTACAGGCACAATTACTGTAAGTACACCGGGTAC